CTCAAAGACCGCTTCCCACCCTAGCACTCCCCCAAGTGCTAACACCACTGTGCGCCAACGCAGTGGGTCTCAACAACGCCGCGGAGTTGAGACAGTTGTCAGCGATGACAACGGGGCGGGCGTGAGCCCGCCTGAAGGGGCGGTGGCAGATAACGCCGCCACCGTCCCCGGTCAGCATTCAGGTGCTTTCCGGAAGGGTGCGACCAGCAAATCACCTGGTCGCAACCCACGGCGTCGCAAGACGACTGGAACTCGTGTTGCGAAGGACGCAGTCGTGAAAAACGACGAACAAGGCCCTGCCCCCGAGGTGTACGTGGACTGTGATGAGGTCTTCCGTGCCATCGAGGTGGCCTACCCCGGCTTGCTTGAAAATGAAGCAACAACCTGCCGCCAAGCCATCGTAGCTGCGATGCGTGTTTTGGGCAGCAAGGAAAAAGCCGCGGAGGTTTCCCTCCCCCCCGAGTCAGCTGGTGACCGCCGTGATGGTGATGTTACGCCGGCAACTGATTCTAAGGAGGAGGATGGCAAAGTCGATGAGCCAGAGCCCCCTGTGTACACACCACCCGCGACGGAGGGTGCACAGGAGTGGGCATTTGATTGGCGTTACCTGGTGGAGGTAACTCTGGTCTCGGCTCTCATGTTCTTTCTGTGGTCCTACATGCCCCCAATCCTACATAGCCTTAACTACTGGTACAACACACGGGCATGGCAGGTTTCAGATCTGTGGGATGGCAACTTGGCTTTTGCAGGAGTGCAGAGCCAACTGCTATTCGATCTGAATAATGCCATTGCTCTGTTGGAGTCAACGCCAGCAGGATTTGTTTTAGGCTTGTTGTGGATTGGGTTGGTTGTGTATCTTCGTCCCATCCGTTTTAAGCGGATTGGCTTCCCAGACATCGGCGCCCAGGTTACTCGTATCGCCGCGGTTCACGCGATTGACCTGGAGTTGTTGTCGCATCTCATGTTGAAGACGATGTTGTCTTCTAAAACAAAGTTCCATGCAGACAATGTCCGCTACGCGGCTGTGCAGTGGGTACGTCTGAACCGTAAAGGATGGACTGAGATGCAGATACTGGAACAGGTTACCCGTTCGGTCGGGGTTTGCATGGAGTTAACACCATGCGAAAATGCCCTATTCCAGTACTGGGAGGTCGACTCTGTCCTTGATTCAATGCGTAATGTGACGCGTTGGGTTAAGGAGGGGTTGCTTCCGGCGGGGGGCCGGATGGACCTCGCTTGACGGTGCCCTGTGCGTGTGCCTGCGCTCTGTGCCGGTGACAAGGAAGTTAAACCCCTTGATCCCGGTTGCGGCATAGATGAGCGCCCACTGCCCAGGGAAGACGAACATACACGCAAGTGGGTCAGGATAGCGCGATTGGTGTTTCGCGACTCCTGGCTGCCATTTGCCCACCATGATTGCTCATGCAATCAGGTGATCGCCCTCAGGAACCGTGTCCTGGGGGCGGTGCCGGCCCCGACTAAGGCCGGTTTAGAAAAGCTTCGCAAGCAAGCACGGATGATATCGAGGCTGCTGCCGCGTGTGTCCCCCCAAGAATGGTACGATATGCCGAATTTGTATAGTGGTGGTAAGAAAGCCAACTATATTCAGGCGACAGATCGTGTCCTGAGGGATGGATTGACCAAACTAAGCGCCCGTATCAAAATGTTTGTGAAGTTCGAGAAACTGAATCCAACGAAGGTTAATCCCGATCCGCGGGCAATTCAATTTCGCGACCCTAAGTACTGTGTGGCTGTTGGCAGGTTCCTGAAGGCCTGCGAGCACCCACTTTACCGACTCCATGGTGACGGGAGGACACTCCCCGCCACAAGGTTAATCGGTAAAGGCCTCTCTCAAGCCGGTCGAGCAAAGCTCCTGGTTGAGAAGATGAGAGGCTTCAGTACCCCCTGTGTCATATCACTGGATGCCAGTCGTTTCGATCAGCATGTAAGTAAAGAACTGCTACAAATCGAACACTCGGTATACCTTGCCATGTGTAACGATCCGGAGTTTCGGATGCTGCTTCGGTGGCAGCTGGACAACCGGGGTGTCTCTAGTCGGGGCATCAAATATCATACCCGTGGCAAGCGGATGTCTGGTGACATGAATACTGCGTTAGGCAACTGCCTACTTATGGTGATAATGGTTTCGGCTATTATGAAAGGTAAGAAGTACGACATTCTCGACGATGGTGATGATTGCCTGCTCGTGGTGGAGCAGGAGTTATTGCCATGGTGCGAGGAGAATCTTTACGATGAGTTCCTTTCGTTCGGGATGGAGATCAAGCTTGAGAACATCTCGACCACCATTGAAGGAGTAGAGTGGTGCCAGTCGCACCCCATCGAGTATGCCCCGGGCAAATACAAGTTTGTCCGCGACCCCGTAAAGGGGTTGTCAGCGGGACTCGGTGGGGTAAAGTATGTTGATTCGGAGCGCGTGAGACGCAAGCTAGTGAACACGATTGGAATGTCTGAGATGGTTTTAAATCTCGGCGTTCCTGTCATGCAATCCTATGCTATGGCACTCACGCGCAACGCATCCAACACTGCGCCCGGGTGGCGGGTTCTTCGGCAGAGGAACTCTAAACAGCGCCACCGGATGCAGCAAGACCATGTTACATTGACAGCAAGCGACCCCATGTACTTTCGAGTACATCAGGAGCTGCGTGCAATGAACATGCGCCAGTTGGAGCGTCTTGACCCTCAACCCATCACAGATGAGGCGCGAATATCTTTCCACCGTGCCTTCGGCATTTCCGTCGAGGAGCAACTGGAAATGGAACAATTTCTCGACTCCTGGACCTTCCCCATCACTGGTTGCCAGGATCTTCTGGAGGACTTCGATGTCCCCAGCTGGTCACTGACGTCAGCATCGACCCCAGAAGCCTGGCCGATGAGGGAATGAGTTCCAGGAAGGTCTCTCCCACCCAGCGCCGGCCAGCGCCAATGGCCAGCGCACAACGCCGCAGCCTTCGGGCTGCGGCCCCGCGCCGTGACAACGGCGCACTTGTCCGCGCGCCTGCAGCGATGAACCGTGGTTCTCGCTCTCGTGTGCAACGGACAGTCACTCATCGTGAGTGCGAACGCGTTGGAACCGTGGTTGGATCGGTTTCATTCGCGAATGTGTTAAACCTGGCTATTAACCCAGGTTTGGCGGAGTCGTTTCCGTGGCTTAGTGGTGTAGCACAGCACTACGAACGCTATCGGATTGATTCCCTGAAGGTCCGTTACAAGAACCTAAAGGGAACCTCGTCCGACGGAAACGTTTTGATGTCTTTCGACTACGACACCCTCGACGCTGGGCCAACATCGGCAGTTGTTGCGACCCAGTCAACCATCTACGAGGATGGCGCCCCATGGCGCATTTTCGAGATGACGGTCCGGCCGGATGGTACAAAGAAGTACATCCGCCAGGGTGCCGTGGCGGGCGCAGATCTCAAGACCTATGATATGGGCCGTTTGTGGATCAGTGCCGAAGGCTGTGCCGACACGTCCGATCATGGATACATCGAGCTTGAGTATGTTGTGAGCCTCTTCGAGAAGCAGACCGCCGCCGGGGCATCGGTGGCGGCAAACTCAAAGGTCGCGATTTTTAACCTCCCGTCGACGCAGACCATGTCTGCGGTGGGGGTTGTCGAGATCACAGAGGAGGTGGTAAACATTGCCAGCGGGCCAACCAATGTGGGGGGCGTAGTTACGCTACCCCTGGGAAACTGGTTGGTTACAGCTGAAGCCTCCGAGTATTCATCAGCGATCGACTCAACTGCAACGCTTGAGATACGTGTTGACGGTGCCTCCATGTCCATCCCTTGCCTGATTTGGCCAGGGGGTGGTGCTACAGGGGACCGTTCGGCTTGTTCGGGGACCACGTTTGTTCAGTCAGACGGGACCACGACAGTCGACCTTTACTTCAACGCCGCCGCGCCAACACATTATTTCCAACAGGATGCCTGCCGGTTAATCCTGGTCGCACTTTAAGTGCACAAGCCAGGGCGGTGGTGCGACGACATGTACTGGATGGGGTTTCTCCACTCCATGCATGCCGCCGTATCATCGCCAACACTGGCCCGCGCTCCGGTGGGAGCGAATTCGGGGTTTGTCACCCCATGAGAGCACAGGCTCTATAAACCTCTACGCGCCATGGTGCGTTGAACCATGGGCTGTTTTTCGCAGGATCAGTAACGGTCACGAGTACCGTCGTCAACTGTCCCGCGTGCTAAGTAAGCAAGTGTAACATACTGGGGGTCCGTTTGCCCCCCTGGGCCTGAAGGGAATGCTACGTGTAGCCCGGAAGGTACAAAAGTCACCAGGGGATAAGCAACGGGGTAGTAGGTTTGTGTGATTGCGTGTGGAGTATTAAAACAGTGCTTCACTTTGGAAAGGTACGTAGGAGGGTGTTTTTGGCGGCGAGAAGATGTTGAGCCCGCCCCTATCATGATTCCAATGCTTGATTGGTAGGGGGTAACAAGGAGTGGTGTATTGGCGTGCACCGAGGCTTGGCTACTGATGCCTGTCGCGAACACAGTATCGAGGACGCTGTCATGGTCCTCTGCAGGAGTCCAACTGCAACTGCGAAATGCGGAAACAAGTGTGACGCATGCCACCCTAGGAGGTGGTTTATAAATATCCTAGGGGAACCGCTAGATAAATCTTTCGAGTGGGCTTCTAGTGCGACC